GGAGTTTATTTTACAGGCACGACAAACAGTTTTGCAATTAGCGGAGCGAACACTGTAATACAAAAATGCTATTTTAAGTTTACAAGTTCAACTTATGGGGCTAATACTTCTTTACTGATGACAGGTAACTATTCTATTTTTGACAATAATGTTGTTGACAGTTCTGTAACCAGTGGAGCGGCAAAAAAAATTGCTAGTTTTGAAACTGGCACAGCAATTAAAATTACCAATAATCAGTTTTTGGTGCCTGTTAGGGCAACATCATCAAGTGCCTCAAGCGTTTATGTATCATCGGTAAATGCGAAGTTTGCCAATAATCATATTAGGTCATCATCAAACCAAAATAACGCATTTGCTTTTTATTCTGACGGGGTCGGCAATACTATAAACGGCAATACAATTGTTAACTTAAGTGGTAATTATGGCTTTTATGTATCGGGGGGCTACAGTGCAATTACCGATAATACTATACCTAGTGGCAACCCTATAAGGTGTATTTTTTCAGAGGGCATTCAGATTACGATTAGCGGTAACGCTCTGTATACGGGGCTAGCTAATAGCCGTGTTATTTTTTTGTCGTCTACAGCAAGTGGGAATAATATAAACGGTAATTCTATATGTCCGAGTAGTGGTAGTAATGATGTAGGGGTTTATGTTGACCAGGCTGATGATTGCTTAATTACCAATAACAATTTTAGTTACGGGGCTACACAGGTAACAGTAGCTTCTGGTAGTGAAAGAACGATTATTACTGGTAACGGTTTCCATCAAGGGACAACCGCTTTCAATAGAATATCGGATAGTGGAACGCAAACACATATATTCAATAATGTTGGAACTTCACCAGTAGCCGATAAAATGTATCAATATGTACAAAATACATCGGGCGGGACGCTTGGAGTTGGTACAGTAGTAATATTAAAATCTGTAGCTAACGGCTATGAAGTAACAACCACTACGACGCTAGGCGATAATAAAGTATTTGGGGTATTAACTGCTACGGTAGCTAACAATGCCGTTGGGTATGTTCAAACATTAGGTAAAACTACAACCCTAAAAGTAGACGGCACTACAGATATAGCAATAGGCGATTATTTAACCTGTTACTCAAGCGCAGGTATTGCTTGCAAGGCGACAACTGGCAATATGGTTTTTGCGATTGCCCTAGAAGCCTATACGGCAGATGATAGTAACGGAGTTTTGGACGCTTTAATAATTAGCCCAAGATTAATTTAATAAAGGAGTAAAAAATGGCACAGATAACACTAAACATACCCGACGATGTAGTTACCAGAGTAGTAAAGGCACTATGTGAGGCTAACCAATTACCAGTAAGCAACGCAAATGCCAAAAAAGCGGTTATAAACTATGTAAAACAAACTCTAGTTAGGCAAGAGATAGCCGACCAAGAAAAAATTACAAGTGCTGAAATAAATGCAATAAATGCTAGCAAAGAAACGGCAGTAACAAATATTGTAGCTAGTGCCGAGGCTGTAACTATTAGCTAAATATGATACAGCTATGCATAAACCCAGATTGTCGAAAACGGTTATTTGATAGCGATATGTGCGAAGTAGAGATAATTTGCCATAAATGTAAAACTAAACAGAAAATTAAATATATAAGCCAGCGAGCATTGACAGAACTAGATAACTATAGCTATACTGAAAATAGTACTGCTTATAGAGTGCCATTGAGCGCCCGCAGACAACTATTTAAATAGTTGTTTATGGGTGTTTTTTATATAGAAAAAGGCAGTAAATAAAAGGATAAATTATGATTGACACTAAAGTTAAACTAAAGGCAACTATACAGCCAGAACTAACAAAAGATGTTGGCGAGGGAGTTGTTGAAGCAATTGTTAGTACTAATAGCGTAGATAGACACGATGAAGTTATTGATGTTGCGGGTATTGATTTAAAAAGCTATAAAAATAACCCTGTTGTATTATACGGGCACGATTATGAGGCATTACCGATTGGCAAAACAATTAGTATTAAAAAAGAAGCTGGTAAACTAATTGCCAAATTGCAATTTGCTATAGCCGAATATCCTTTTGCTAAAACTATATACCAATTAGTTAAAGGCGGCTATTTAAATGATGTTAGTATTGGCGGGATTGTAAAAGAATACGACCCAGATACTAGTGTTATTAAAAAACTTGAGATGATAGAGTTTAGTGTAGTAAACATCGGAGCTAATAGGGACGCTAAAATTATAGCCCGAAGTATTGATAAGACTGATAATGATATTGCCAAAGAGTATGCCGATTTTGTAAATAAGGCGATGACTGAAAAATTACAGGGTATTGATAGCCAAGAATTAACAGGCTATATAAACACACTTAAGAACTTGACTGCTATGCTAGAGGTGAATACAGAAAAAGCCCAAAACGCAACAGCAGAAGTTGACAGCAAAGTGTTGCGGTACACTTTAAAAAAGACCGCCCAAGAGGTTGATAAAACAGCCGAAAAAATAATATTAACTTTAAAGAAAGGTAACACTAATAATGAGTGATTACAAAGAAGTTGAGCTAGACGGTGAAGCTGTAAATGCTATAGCCGAAAAAGTAGCCGACAAACTAGATATAGCCAAGACAATTGCAGACGCAAGCGAACAGGCTATTGCAAAGTTTGTAGAAGCTACAGAAAAAACAATTAAAAAAGACATTGAAGCACCCGCTGAAAAGCAACTAAAAAAGGGTTATGCTGATATGCCAAAAGAAGTACGACTTGTGAAACAGGTAGTAGCTTTACGCGACGGTGATTATAGCGCTTTAAGGGAAATTAACAGCGCTAATATTGAACTAGCCGAAAAAGCTGGTTACGGTAATATTGGAACTAATGCCGACGGTAAATATGTTGTACCAGACCCAGATTTTGAAGCAGAAGTTGAAAGACTAGAAGAAGAATACGGTGTTGCTAGCCGATACGCTGATAACCGAACAATTAACGGTAATAGCGTTAAGCTAAACAAAAAAGGTACTAGCGGTGTATCACTATCAGAAGTTGGCGAAGCTAGTGCTATTAGCGGTACCAAACTGTCAATTGCACAGGTTACTGGCGATTTGAGAAAATTTGCTGGTATAGCACCAATTACCAATGAGCTAAACGAAGATAGCGCTATTGATTTTTGGGCAGAGGTTACAACTGATTTTGCTAGAGAACGCGCACGCGTACAAGATAGCCTAGTATTTACCGACGCAACAAGCGGTATATTAGAGCAAGCTGGTATACATACTGTTGGTGTTGGTAGTGCAAATATTACCGACATTACCTGGGAAGATTTACTAGACGCTGAAACTAAAGTACCTACAATGAGCGCAAACAATGGCGTATGGTTTATGCACCGCTCGGTAGTAAATGTACTTAGAAAACTACGCGCAGGCGGTAGTGCTACAGGCGACGGACAATTCTTATTTGCCCCTAGTAAAGATATGGTTACTCCTTGGGGAACGACCATTGTACCAGTAGAAGTATTACCTAGTACAACTGTTGGCGGTGGCGCAAATGCTGGTTATGCAGTATTTGGCGACCTACGAAATGTAAAACTTTATACAAAGAGGGGTATTGTATTTAGTGTACTAACCGAGGGAACTGTAAAGGACGCGGACGGTACAGACTTTAACCTTGCTACTCAAGACGGGCAAGCGCTAAGAGCTGTTACCAGAATGCTAGCAGTTACTAAGTTTAGTAATGCATTTGCAGTAGTGGGAACGGGTACCGTATCTTAACAAGATAATGGATAGGAGCGGAAGGCTATAGCCGTAAAAAAGCTATAGCCCCGCTACAAGTTTAAAAATATATGATTAGTAAAAATGCTGTAAGGGACGGAGCTATATTAAACCGCGATAAGCGGGGATATTTTAAAAAACCGTTTTGCGAGCATTTTAAATATAATAGGCAACACGCTTTTGTATTAGATAAAAAAAATAATCATTATCAATGTATAGATTGCGGGATAATTGATAGCAGGGAGCTAAACAATGGCTTATACAGACAAAACCACCATAGAGAATAGTTTAGGGCGCGAATTGACCACCAAAGAGAGCGCTGTAATTGATTTATATATAGCAAGTGCAAGCAATTATATAAATGAATTTACGGGCGCTTATTTTGATACCGTAAGCGAGACAACCCGCAAGTTTAATGGTGGCTTTAAGAATATTTCTATAGACCCCTGCCACTCAATAACTAAGGTTGCTATAAAAGACGCGGACGGCAATATATCTAGTGAGTTAGCTAGTACAGATTATGCACAATACCCGCACAATGACACTGTAAAATATAGCCTAATTAAAAAGAGCGGTATATTTTTAGCTGGTACTGGCAATATAGAAGTAACAGCTAAGTTTAGCTATTATGTTAGTAAAGTACCAGATGATATTAAATATGTAACTACTGAACTAGTTGCTAATTGTATAGATAATAGCGAGGGTATTAATAGCGAAAGTATTGAGGGGTACAGTGTTACTTATGACAATACCCGTAAAGAAAACGGACTAGTCAGAAGTATATTAGAGCATTATAAAAATTATGTTTTGGGGTAAATTATGCCAGCGCCTAAATTGACACAGATAGCCTACAAGGTAACAAGTACCCGCAATAAATACGGCGATGTAGTTTATGGCACTAGTACATCACTTGATTGTTTATTTAGAGAATTTACCAGTATTGATTTAGTAAATGGATTAGAGCAAATTAAAACAGACGCTATAGTATGGCTTGCGCCTAGTGCTAGTGTATTAGAGGGCGATGTATTGCAAATAGACGGTGGCTATTATCGGATTGAAAAGATAATACAGGCTAAAGATAGGTTACGCAATAACGAAGTTAAGTTTTTAAAATGCGAAGTTAACGAGCAAAGGCGGATTAGCTAATGCCATTTATAGATAAAAGCGGACCAGTAATAGATAAGGTTGATAAAGGTATTGATATAGCACTTGCTCATTTGGCGCAGGATATAGAGCGAAGTTTAAAGACAGACGGCAAAATGCCAGTTGATAAAGGACAGATGAAAGCTAACACCCGACATAGGCGTATAGACGCAAAACAATATATAGTAGAGATTAGAAAAAATTATGCTTTATATCAAGAAGTTGGCAAGGGCAAAAACGGTACTACATTTAGAAACTATACTACAGCTGGTACTGGTAAACACTTTTTTAAATATGCTATTGAAAAGGCAAGGGATAAAACAAGCCTTTATTTTAAAAATGGCTTGAGATTAGCGGGGTTGAAATGATTAGCGCAGAATTAGCAGACTTATTGCAGAGCTGGGGATTAGGCACAGTTGGTGCAGATATTTTTATAAACGAATTACCAGAAAATATTAACAAAGGTTTAGTTGTTACCGAGGTTGGTGGCGAGGGTTGGCATAATTATGTTGATACTATTACTAGTGTAGTTGACATACAGAGCATAGACACTACTACAGAAAATGCTTATAAAAAACTAGTAGAAGTTTTAAAGCATATTAACCGCAGGGGGAATTATACAAGCGGTAATTTATTTATTTATTTTAGTAACGCGGGTACGGCAATAGAATATTTAGGGCGCGAGCTTGACGCTAGCGCAGTATACCGCGTTAGTGTACAATTAATTTATAGGGATACAACAATAGTATCTTAAAAAAAGGATAAAATATGGCAGATATTAGCAAGGTCGCAATAGGCGCCTGTAAGGTAACACTAGGCGGTGTTGATTTAGGACATACGCTTGACGGTGTAGAAATAGAAATTGAGAGAGAAACAACCGAATTAACTGTTGACCAGTACGGAACTACCCCAGTAGATATTGCAATTACTGGTACAAAGGGTACTGTTAAATTAAGGCTAGCAGAGCCAGACGCAAATAGATTAAATAGTGCTTATCCAGAGGGATTGCATACTATTGGTGCGCAGGGCGAGCGAGTTGGTATTGGTGTTGAAGCTGGTTATTTGTTAAGGGCGGACGCTAAAGAATTAGTGTTGCGACCATATAAAAATGTAGCTAGCGCTAATGACGACGAAGATGTTGTTTTTTATAAAGTAGTATCAAACGAAAATGTTGCGCTTAATTTTAAAGTAGATGAGCAACG